GCGCTTTGCTGTAGTCGATCATTGGACGACCAAGGATGAAATCGCGCGTCTGTTGGAGCCGCTTGATCTCGTCGTGAACCTTGTTCCCCCGGGTGCCCTTTAACCGGTCGAGTTCGAAGCGCTGCATCTCCCGGATGAAGTTGTCCCATTCCTTCTGCCCGGCGAACCCGGCGCGCGCCATCGCGGCGTGCCCGCCGACCGTCGACGCGTACAGCTGCGTCAGAAACCGGGCGTCGGTTTCGAACAAGTCCATGATGGGAAAATCAACCTGCTCGCCCGCGTTATCCTTCAACCTGGCCGCGTAGCTTTCGTCGATCCCGAGGCGGCGCTTCGCGCGGGCGGGCTTGCCGGCCTTCGACTCGTCCTTGGCGCCGAGGGATTTCAGCTTGCTGAGCGTTTCGTCGATCTCATCCTCGCCCACGCCGGCGCGGCGCATCAGGTCGCCGATCATTTCCTTGTCGGACATCGCAATGAAAAAGTCGCTGTGAACGCCGGCGTGCCGATTGCGAACGCCGGTGATGTATCCCTTGGCGATCCGGCGGGCGTACTTCGCGTCTATGTCGGTCGTGCGCGCGAACGCCTCGGCCAACACCCGTTCCACCTGATCGCTACCGAAGCGGGTCAGCGCGGCCTCGATCTTCGACCCGCTCGGGATGTGCGGCACGTACCCACGGTGCAGCTCGAGCGTGTCGAACCCCGGCACGCCGAAACGCTTCGCGGCGCTGGCTGCGGCTTCGATCGCATCCGCCATGCCGGCGGCGGCCCGGCCTGCGGGGGAGTCATCGAACTGCTCGCGCATGACCCGGCGCGTGACCTCGGCGTAGAACTCGTCTTCGGCCGCACCGCGGCGGCCCAGCGGCACACCTTGCAGCGCTTCCTGTACCGCCCGATAAGCTGGCTGGGCGAATTTGGCGAGGGACGTGCGCGTGATGAGCCGGCGGTACTCTTCCGCTGACGCTTCCTGCGCCACGCCTCGCTGCCCGACAGGATCCGCCACCAAACGGTCAGCGGCGTAGCGTGCGTACTCGTTTTCCGACTTCATCAACTGCGCATGCCAGTCGTGCCGCATCTCGGCCTCGACCCCCTTCAGCCGCGGCGGGGCATTCGCCAGCACCTCTTTGGACGCCTCGCCCAAGTCCTCGACCCGCATCGTGGCCTCAGCAGCGCCAACGGAACGGGACTCCAATTCGAGCGCTTCCCCGACGGCATCGGCGATCATGTCGCCGTCGCGCATGCGCTTGCCGGCCTCGTACACCCGGGCGCGCGCCGCCGCGGGCAGGATCGCCCCGATCCCGGCGCCAGCCACCGCGCCGCCAACCAGCGCGTAGAACAAGTCGTCTTCGTTCTTCGTCTCGCGCAAGCCGTACAGCGCCCCTTCGAGGGCAACGTTTTCCGCACCTGCCACCGCACCGAGCTTTGCTGCACGGGCCACCCGGCCCCCGCTGGCAATGATCGACGCCCCGCCCGACGCAAGCGCCAGAGCGAGTGAGGGCGGATCAAGTACAGCCGTTCCCAGCCTAAACGCGGTCCCGCTCCACCCAGCGCGGTTCAGCGTGTCCGCGGCGTCGAGCTCTTCGATGATGTTCTGCTTGATGTACTGCGCATGCTGCGCGCTCCGGGCATTCGCCAAGCGGGGCCAGTACTCTTCCGGCACGCCATCGGCGAGCGAAGCAAACTCCGGCGACTCAAGCGGGGGTGGCACGTATTCGGGGTCGGTTTCCAGCGTGAGCCTTCCGACCGTCTCCCGCACCCCGGCGTTGACGATGGAGTCGGACACGATCGCCGCGCCCAGCTGCTCACCGGTCGTCGGCTTGGGCGGCTCCACGCGCTCGGCGGCTAAACGCGCCGCGCGCTGCTCGTCGGTTTCCGCGCCCAGCCGATAGAACTCGAACGCCGAGCCTTTGCTGGCGCGCTCGAGTGCAGCCTGAATGACGTCAACCGGGGCGCCCATTATTTCGGATCCCCGATCGCGCCGCCGGTCTTATACCCGGGCGGGTAGAACCCAGTACGGCGCTTGTATTCATCGGGCGACACCCCGCCTGACTTGCGCGCCTCCACTGCTTTCTTGTACTCGCTGCCCTGCATTCTGCGGTACTCGGCCTTGAAGTCGTCCGGCCCGAAGCGCAGCCCCGGCACCGGAAACCCGGTCGGGTCGTACACCTGCAACCGGGAATCGCGCGCCGATGCAGCGTCCGGCGCCAGCACGTAATCCCCGTCGGCGACCGGGAGCTTGTTCGCGCGCAGCACTTCCGGCAGCCGCGACGTCACGCTGCCGGCGACACCGGCCATGCGGTCGGCGGGCACACCGCTCAGGAATGCACGCGGCACCCACATGTTGCCCATCCGCACGTTCTGATTTTCGTACGCCGTCCGCGCCGTCTCGACAAGGGACTCGATGTCCGCGGCCGGGTTCGCCGCCAGCATCAGCGTCGCACGATCCAGTACAGCGGCAGCGGCCTGCTGCCCATTTACCATTTCCTGCGTCGACCAGGGTTTGTCTTTCATTGCCGCCTGCAGCGCTTCCCGCGTCGATCGCCCTTCGGGACTGCCCAGCAGTTTGCGCGTCTTCGCCACGGCTTCCGGCGTTACCGTGCGCGCCATATCCAGCGCCTGCTCTTGCGTGGCCCCGCCCTGGACCGCGTTGATGTAGATGTCGAACCGCGCCCGCTGATCCTCACTGACGTATTTGCTGGCGTAGTACGGATCGAACGCCTCAAGTGACCGGTACAGGTCGACGGCTTGCGCGAACGCCGGGCCATGCGGCGCGGCGCGCAGCTTCGTCTTCATGCCGGTGAACACGAAGTCCATATCGACACCCTTCTGCACGATGGCCCCTGCGATCTGGCGCTTGTCCTCGACGGTCGGCGCCTCGGCGTAGGCGCGCGTCTGCTCAGCCGCCCAGGCGTCGGCGACGTCCTGTTGCAGCGACCGCTCGACTTGCGCAAACGACACGAGGTCGCCCAACCGGAACGCAGCGTCGGCGTCGGCGCGCTTCTTGCGCAGCTCCACTTCCTTGAGGTAGTTTTCGTACCAGCTCAACGCCTGCTCGGCCGTCATGAGCTTGTCTTCCACGGCGGCCGACAGCATCCGGCTCGGGTCGCCGCCGGTGTCGATCGTCTCGCGGACGCGCTTGAATAGCGTGAATTGCTCCGTTTCCCGATCTTGCGCTTCCTGCTGCTTCGCTCGGTTTGCGAAATGATCGCGCAGCGCGGTGTACTGCTCAGCCGGCATTTCGTCGCGCACGGTGTCGAGCAGCTTCAGTGCCGCCGACGAGCCATGCGCCTGCTCGGTGCCGTTCAGAAACTCACGCGCCGCCTTGTAGCGGAAGTTACGCGCGTAGTCCTCTTTGACGTCCTTCGGCAACTGCGCGTACGCAGGCCCCTCGAGGTCTTCCAAGAATGACTCGACGGCCGCCGCGTGCCCGGACGGGTCCTGCTGAATCGCCCGCAGCGTGATGTCCTCGACGCTTTGCAGCTGGTTCTTTTGCACATTTGCAGCGACCGTGCTTTGCGTCGCGATCCAGCGGTTCGTCTCTTCCGCGAGCAACACGGCGTTGCGTTCTTGCGCGCGACGCTTGCCGTGCTCCGTCTGTAGATTCCCCGTAACAGTCTCAAGCTCGGTTTGCGCAAACTCGCGCTCCCGGTCCATCCACTCCGGTTCGGCGGCGGTCCCGTCGAGAATCGCCTGCCGGCGACGCTCAGCAAGCTTCTCCTTCAGCTCGGCCGCGGCTGTGACCGCAGCGGTGTCGTCCTGCTCGATCTTGCGTTTTTCGACGGCCTCGCCCAACCGGCTAAATCCGGCACCGAGCGCGCGCAGCCCGTTATCCACAACAGGCACGCGCGGCGCCGCCGGCACCCCGACGCGCGGTGACGTGTTCGACTCGTAAACTTTAATGTTTGGCATCGCTACCTATCTCACTCATCCGCCACCCACGACAGCAGCGTCCCGGCGGCACTGAACATGCCCGCCGACTCTGCCGCTCGCCCCGCCGATTCAGTCAGTCGGGCGTCCGTTTGATAGCTCCTCGCGGTCAGCTCCCCTTGGTACTGGATCGTCAGCTTGTCCAGCTCCGCGGCGGCGGCACTCTCGGCGAGAACATCCAACGGGCTGCCATCGACCGTCACGCCGGCCGCGCCGTAGGCCGCGCGCATCGCCCCGAGCGTCTTGCGCGCGATCTTGTCCTGACGGACAACCGCAGCCGCCGTTTGATCGCGGGTGTACGCGGCCTGCCACCGCTTGAACCGCGCCTCTTTCGCCGCCGCGCGTTTCTTCGCCCGGCCGCCGCTGACGGCTCCGACTACTGCAACTCCGGCACCTACCGCTCCCCAAACCCCCATTAGCTGTCGTCCTCAGTTACGAGCTGTGGCATATGCGCCAAAATCGTCGACGGCAGCGGTTGTGTCTGCTCGAACACGATATGCCCCTCTCGGTCGTACCCGCCCGGGAAGGGGGCGACTTTATCCCCTGTAAACGGCTCCACGGCATCGTTGGTATCCATACCCGCCGTACGAAAGACCAGCGGATCCAGGGTTGCCGCGGAACCGTTCACCGTCTCGTCCGACCCAGCCGCGCCGAAATCCAGGCCGACCGACGCCAAGAACCGAATCACGACGCGGTGGATGCGCTTGATCTTGCCCTGCGCGGTCCCGTCGGCCGCGCCAGCCTCCACCCGCAGCATCTTCGCGCGCGAGGTGTATCCAAGACCGACATGCACGGTGGACGCGGCTTGCGGTAGCGTGATCGCCCCGCCCGACACCACCTGGTCAGGAACTACCGCTCCGTCCGCAAGCACCGACACGGTTTGCCCTTCGAGATGGAAGCCCCCGGTAATCGAGGTCGTCGCCGACCCGGAATACGTCAACCCCGAGTCGACAAAAAATGCGTCCGTCGCGATGTCGTCCCCATCCTCGAACGGCTGGTGCATGTATTCGATATACCGCTTCGTTCCGCCGTTGATCGTGCGCTTCACCACCAACCACAGCTCGTCAACCGTACCGTCCGGCGACGGAATAACTGCAATCGACTCGACCACCGCGTCCCCGGTCGAGAACGCCCCACCGAGGACATGCTTGTGCCACGCCAGCACTTTCTGTTCTTGATCGTACGTCAACCCCAGCAACACACCGTCCGTACGCACCATCCACACGATCGAATGCGGTTCCTGCTGGTAAGCCATGTCCACGATGCCGGTGCGCGTGATGTGCTCCGCGCGCACCGACCGGTTCAGCGACACTAGCCCGTCGTCGTTAAAGCTGTACGCGATCTCGCGCAGCTTCCGCGCCGCCCGCTGGACAAACAACAATGCTTTCCCCGCCCGGAGCACCGGCAGGTTCGCGCTGCCGTGCCCGGTCGATTGCGCAGCTTTAATGTTCGTCGGAGTCAAGGCCGCCCCCAGCGATGACGGCCGCACCAGCCATTCGCCGCCAACAGTCCCAGCCACCAGCCCCTTTTCGTCGTCGATCAGCCAGCGGATAACGTTCATGGTGCTCGAGTTCAGCGTGAACGAAACCGCGTGGCTGTCACTGATAGTCCCGTCCGTGTCGCTCGGCGAAAAATTCTCGTAATCGCCGCTGCGGGAACCATCCAGCCGGGCCGGATAATCGGTGTTGCCTCCCTCGAACAACCGGTCTTCGAAAAACGTGGCGGTGCCTGGGTATCCGGTCGTGTCCGACCACAAGCCCAGACGCCAGGTTGCCTTGGCCGCGACGTTCGTCAGCGTGCTGTGGACGGTCACCGTAACGACCGTGGTGGAAGTCCACCCGGTAATCTCACAGTACCCCCACACCGCGCCTTCTCGAATGCGGATAACGCGGCCGACGTCCGTTGTCTTAAACCCGGCGCCGCCGTTGATGCCTGTAACCGCCGATGCCGTGAGCGTCACGCCCGCCCCGGTCGCGGCACTCGGGGTCAGCGTCGTACTCGTCGTGTTCGTCGATAGGTAGGGACCGTCCGACACGGCCATCGTGCTGAGCGTCCAGCTGGTGTGCCCGCTACGCGTCAGCTTGCGCCGGTTGTACGACGGGTGCCGGATGTAAAGCGTATCGGCCGACTGCACGAACTTGAGGTACGGCAGGTCGGCGGTCGCGTAAGGCGTGGCGATTTCGTAAACCTCCGCCACCGTGCCGCCGGATGTGTACGTGCCGTACGCCGAGCTATTGACGCCGGACAACTCGAACGTATTGGCGCCCGCGTTAACGTTCGCGACCGTGAACTCGCGGTTGTTGACTTGGTGCATGCCAACCACGCCGGTGATGACCACCCGGTCGCCGTTCGCGTAGGTGTCCGCTCCGGCGTACGTCACCACCGCCGGGTTTGCCTTCGTGATCCCGGTGATGTTCTGCGCCGTCAGCGTGATGAGCGCGTTGTCTTTGTAGAACCGGCAATACAGGTTCCCAAACTCGATGACGTATGCCTGTGTGGTGGAGAACTCAAACCGACGTATTACCGTTTTCGCGGACGAGTCCTTCACTTCCGACACGAACTGCGTGCCGGGGCAGCGCGTGATCGGCCCCTGAATCAATGGGATGTATCGCAGGCACGTGTGCAGCGCCATCGGATACCAGTCCTGATCGACGCGCCCGTGCACGAGGGGGCTGACTTCCCCCACGTTGTACGCATGCTGAATCGGCGAGGCGCGCATTACTCCCTCGCGGTGATCCAGGTGTCGTCAGGCGGGACCGGGGCTTCGCTCTCGATGGCGTTAACGCGCTTGGCTTCGCGCAGAATCTCCTTGCGATCCTCGCGCAACGCTTCCTTCTTTTGGTTGGAGCCGGTGATTTCGTAGCAAAGATGCAGCGCCATTTCCGTCGCCCACAGGTCGAGGAACAGCACGTCCATCGCATTCGGGTCTTCGACACGCCAGATGTACCGAATCTCGAGCGGGGCGTCGTCGTTGGTGACGATACTGCCGCTCTCGATCTGCCAGTCGAGAGTGTTGGCGTTGTCTTCGGGATCGGTCGGGAGCAGCCGCAGGAAGTCCGACGGCAGCGGATAGGCGTTGTCCTTCGTGAACAGCGGCCCAGTCACGGACGCGGCCAACTGCGCGCGTTTGATCGCAAAATTCCACGGGGAGGCGCGCAGCAGCTTATCACGAACCGACTCGTACGACACGCTCAGCGCGCGGGCAGTCGGGGAGTTGTCGGACAACGAAGTGATGCGCGCGGGCGAGCCGAGCTTTTGAAGTGCGCTGTTACAGACGCCGACGACGGAGGCCACTCAGGCGCCCTCAGTTGCGCCGGCTGTTACAAACCGGCCGTGTATACGGAAACCGCAGCAGTGATAGCGGCGCCGCCGGCAGGTGCCACGATCACGATCGCGTCGTCCTCTCCGAACAGCAAATCACCCGCCGGAATGTAAACCGTGTTCTGCGCGTTCGCCGCGCCTGTGTTGAGCAGCGTGTCGTACGCCGCGCCTGCACCGGAATCCAACGTAGTCGTCACGCCCGCTTGAGTCGGCGCCGCGGAGTACTTCACAAGTACCGCGACCAACCGGCGGGCCGTGTCCGCGGGGACAGTGACCGTCAACGACGTGTTCGCCGCCCCGGTCTCGACGTGGCGTTGCAGCTTCTTGCCTAAAACGTCGTCCGCCCCCCGATACAGCCAGGGGATAATCCGCCCGACAATGCTCGTCGCGACGGCCATTAGGCGATCGGACTCGATTCGCGGGTTTCGAGATACGCCAGCAGGGCTTTCACCCCGAGGATGACATCGATCTTATTCGTGTAGATCGAGTCGTTGACCCGAAGCTCGATCGCCTCGGACGACGTCGCGGCCCCTTCGGTCACGTGCTCGGGCAGATGCTCGCCCAAAACAACGCTGTAAAAACGGTCTGCCATGTTCTACGCCCTCAATGGAGAAGGTACGTACGGGGCTTTTGGTCCCCGTACGTACGGTACCGCCTTAGATCACGTAGCGAACTTTCAGCGTCACGTCGGGGGTTGCACCCGCGCCGTTCGCCGCAGTCAGGGTCAGCGCCACGTCGTACGACTTGTGCGGATCCGCCGACAGGCCAAGGGCCTCCCACAGCGGTTTCTCCGCGTCCTCAACACCGAATACCGCGGACTCGTGGGTGACATCCGACCCGTTCAATGCCGAGGTCAGAACCACGGCGCTCGCGAAAAAGTCGGCGGCGACCACTGCTCCGCCGTTGACGTCATACAGACCGACATCGGCCGCACCGGTCGTATCGAACGCGTCGCTATACAGCAGCACTTGCGACACGCGCGCATTGCTCGGAATGCGAACCAGGCGGTACGTCGACGCGATGCTGGCTGACGCCGAAGCCTGCTTGGTGCCAACCGCCTCTTGCAGCCGGCCCTTCGCCACGATGGCGTCGGTGAGCACAAGCGGCGTCGCATCCGCGTTGGTGATTGCACTGGACTTGAGATTTTCAACAGCCATTGGTCAGTCCTCCTACGCGCGATACGATTCGATGGCGAAGACTTTCTCTTCGTCGAGTCGAGTCGCACCCATCGTCATCTTGGCGTACACCTGGAACGGCTTGCCGCGGATGTCCGGGCGCGGGTCAACCGACACCTGAACATTGCCCCAGACGCCGAGGTACATGCCGCTCTTCACCCACACCGGCAGCGTCACTTCGTTCGTGCCGGCGAGCACGGTCTCGATGAGCTCGCAGTGAATCATCTGGAATCCCATGAAGCTCTTGACCTTGCCGTCCTTCAGCACGAGCGAGTCGTTGTAGTCCTTGTTGATGATCTGGACTTCCTTCAACAGCTGGCTGTGGTCCTTCGCCGTGATGCCGATGTAGGCTTCCTCGCGGTCGAAGTCGATGTAGTTCGCCATCATCAGCTCGCGGACCGCGATCATCTTCGCCACGTTCAGGCGCGACTGCGCGCCGCCGGTGGCGACGTCGACTTCGTTGGCCGCGGTGAAGCTGGTGCTGGTGCCACCCTGCTTGCCGGTCTTGGCGGTGCCGGTGAAGGCGTCCAGAATGCGACGGTCCTTTTTGCGGCCCAGCGCGTTCACCGCGTTGCGGGTGTACGGGCCTTGCAGGTCGGTCAGGATGCGGAGCTTGTCGAACGAGTCGATCATCTGGTTGATATCCGAGTCGATCGGATACACCCAGCGACGATCGAGGGCCGCGTCGGTGCGCGGCATGTCGGAGAAGCGCGTCGAAACGTCTTCGGCTTCAACCGAGTCAATCTGGTCAACGGGGGAAGCGCCCTCGCCCGTGTGCATGCCGGTCATTACGGCATTGCCGAGCTTTGAGCCTTCCTGCTGCAGGCGAAGCTCGACGTTCGAGCTGAACTGCAGCGCATAATGGTCGGGAATATTGACGGACATGGGCCGCCCTCCATGAAAAACAAGTTGCGTTTTTCGAAGGGCATCCCCGCCGTCGAGGGCGGAACCACTTCTTCCCCGGCAAACCCCGAGGCGCTGGCGCGGTCTTTCCCGCCGTCAGCGGACCCTATTTCGAGGGTTCCCCGCCTTTCTTCCCCGTCGGCGCTTTCTTGCCGACCGGAGATTGTGCTTCTTGCGACTCGTTCAAAAAGGTTTCGTACTCACGGACCTGTTCGATAACCCGACACGGGTCCATCCCGGGTCTATGAGCGAGCTTCAACAGCTCAAATCGCATCTCAGACTGTGTCATTGTCTCACAGTGCTGTCATTTTGTCAACACGCCGCCGTTTGGGCAGCGTATTAGGCAACCGCAACCAGCGCCGCGTGCAGATCGTTCCACTTCTTCTGCGCGTCAACGTTGCCCGCCATCAGACGCGTCACGAAGTCCTTGTCGGCCTTGAGCGTGTTGATCTCGGCCTGCGCCTGCGCTGGCGACATCGCGCCGCCGAATTTTGCGCCGCCCCCGCCAATGAACTTGTCTTCACCCATCGCCGTACCGATGGCGTGGAACATCTTCATCGTCGCCGCCGCGCCCAACACCTCGCGCAACGCGACGACTTTCTCTGCGTCGAACCCCAGTTGGGTCGCCACGGCGTCAACGATCGACGCGTTCTTGTCGAACGCGGCACCCCACTCGGTCTTCAGCGCCTTGGTGTCGGCGGCGAGCTGTGCCTGCGCGGTGGCCTTCGCTTCCGCCGCCTGCGCCGTCTCGATCGCGATCATTTCCTGCGCGAACTGGTTAGCCTGCCGGTTGCTCAGCCCGATCTTGTGCAGTACCGGTTTCATCGCGTCGAACTCGGCCTTCAGCGCCGTCGCCTGCTCCGGCGGCAGCCCGTCCGGCAGCTTGATATCGTAACCGTTCGGGTCGTTCGGGCGGCCCAGCTTGCCGTACACGTTCGCCAGCGCGGCGTCGTCGCCGTCCTTCGGCAACCGGATGATCTGGTCAGCCGGCGCCCCGATATGCTTCTCGGCGCCTGCCCACCCTTTCACCAGCTCGGCGAAAGCCTTTTCGGCTGGCAACTTGTCGAGCCCTTTGGCCTGCACCCAGCCGCGCGCATCGTCGCCAAGGGTGGAATGCCATGCAACTGCCCCGGCGCCACCTGCCGCACCCGCTCCAGCTCCGGCCGCACCTGCACCCGCTGCACCGCCCGCCGCAGCGCCATCACCACCCGCCGTGTCCATCAAAGGAAAACGAAGCATTTAAGACCTCACTGGTTTAAGTTTTTGCCGTAGATTTCCCACAATTGATCGTCTGTCAGCTGTAGGTGGTGCTGAATCCGAAGCCACACCTCGCGCCTTCCCTCGAGGATGGCGGACATACGTGGATCCGGATGAAACGTTGACTCGGTCGCCCGGCAGAATTTCGCCAGGTCTTGCAGAACGCGCTCGCCCACTGGGTTCAGGAACGTCGTCTGGTACGCCTGCTGGCGGTTCCGCAGAAAGCGCAGAACGTGCTGTTTGATCCGCTGCGGGATCGTCAGCGCGGGGGCTACTTTTTCCACTGCGTCGTCACCCACTCTTCAAACGACAACCGGTCGCCGCTGGCGCCGGCGTCGTGTTCGACCGCGTAGTCGTTGTACGCTTTACGCGCCCGGATAAGATCGGCGGTCGACAACGTGCCGCCGAGGCCGCCCATGATCGTCTTGGACGCACCGCTCTTTTCCTCTTGCGTCAGCATCTCGGTCGCTCGTGCCATCTACTTCGCCCCCCGCGCCGGTTTCATCGCCTTAATCATCGCCGCAGCCGCCGGGGCCGCCGCGATGTCCGTCTCTTTCTGCTGCTGCGCCGCGCGTTGCTCGCGCCGCGCCTTGATTTGCTCGGGGCTCGCGAAGTGGCGCTCGGGCATCGCCTGGCCCTCGCCAAAGTCGCGGATGATCGTCGGCATGTCGAACACGTCCATGACCGACGGGTCTTGCGTTACGTTGGCGATCTCGGCCGCCGTGTTGATCGTCGTCAAGGTGCCGCCTAGCTCTTCCGCCTTGCGCATCCGGGACATGGGGTTGTCGTACCGCACGTAGTACTCGCCCCGGGCTTCCAGCAGGGCGGGCGGCATCGGCGGCAGCAAGCCCTGCCGCATCAGCAGGTCGAGCTCGCGGTCGATCATCGGACCAAGGAACTCAACTTCCTGGCGGCCCACGGTCGGACTCAGCAGAATGCCCTTCTCCTTCACCCGCTCGAGCACTTCCGTCGCGGTCATCTGCGGGTTCTCGGTCAGGATTTGGAACAACGTGACGTAGAACGCGTCGTTGATGACCGCACGCTCGTCGTCCATCAAATCCTTGCCGATCACGATGTTCCCGACCGGCAGCGTCCCAACCAATGGGCGGCCGTCAGCCGTCATGCCTCCGGCGACCATCGAGCCCGGCCGGGCGCTGAACACGTCCATGATGCCATCGTCGTGCAACAGGTAGATCGGGTCGACCGCGCGGTGACCTTGCTTCAGCACCGTCTTCTTTTCCTCGTTCAGCGTCTTGACCGCCGGCAGTACGTCCATCGCCGGGCTGCGGCCGTACACCTCGCCGGGCGCCTGCCGGTGGCGCGAGATAATCATCGGGAACGTGCTGTACCCGCCTTCGCCCAGCAGCGCCTTGCCGGTCTCGGACACGTAGTACGAGACGAACGGCATACCGCGGTAGTCACGCCGATTGGGATCGACGTCCTCGCGCGGCTTGACGCAATGGAGGAAAAAGAAAACTTGCTCCGGCGTCTGCGCCAGTGCTTTCTTGATGTCGGCCGGAATCTTGTCGCCGAACTTCTGGAACGCCTGGCGCGCGGTCAGCGGGAACCGGCGGATGAATTTGTCGACAATCCCCTGGTGGTTTTGCGTGAAGTACAGCTCGCCCAGGTGGATGTGGCGATAGCGCAGCCCGGGGCCGTCATCGAGTTCGTCGACAAACAGCGAGCCCGACCCGAACGCGCCCAATGCCGCGAAATTCATCTGCGTCTGCGGGATGAAATTGGCCCTGTACGCGTAGCGATACTTGAACAGCAGCTCGGTCGCGTCGTCCAGCCACATGCGCGTCGCGCGATCTTTCTTGAGCGACGGGGGCGGCGTGAGCCCGTGCCACTTCTCGCTGCTCGGGATCAGGAGAGATTCGTTGACCGCAGCAAACTTGGTCAGCGCCAGCGCGGCGGTCGAATCGTAAATCTCGGAGTTGCGCTTGGAACCCGGCGTCGACAGGATGCCATTCGAGGTAAACGCGCCAGAGTAATCGGGAAACATCCGCGCGGCGATCTCTTGCCAATGGCTTTCGAACGTGCCGCGCTCGGCAGCCATAGCCGCCTGCTCGCGCATTAAGCCGTCGACAATTTCCTCCGCCGGAGTGGGCACTGGAAACTAGCCCCCGAGGATACGACGAACCAGACTCGCCTCGGACGTATCGCCTTCGCCACTGGTCAGCACAGTCGAAGCGCGACCCCTGGCACGCGCCTGTGCCTCGCGTTCCAACCGCTCGGCCTCGGCAAGCTTCGCTTGAGCCGCCGGATCGATATCCGGGGGCAGCGTACGTGCTTCCATCCTGTCAACTTCTTTCCGGACTTTATGGCGACGGCTAGCGGAGAATCCCACGGTGACCTTTCCTCAGCACGTTGACGAAATGGCAGCACTCACCCCGAGAATATACCATAATCCGTCCCCGGTGCCAATCTGCCAGCGCCGCGATGCCGGGATGTCGCGCGATCTTTTCGGCTCACGCGAACGGCAAACGTCAGCGCCAACGCGTCGCCTTCATCGGGCGAAGCGAGCCCGCGCGACTTCATGTGGTCCTTCGTCTCGAGTGACTGCTTGTCGCCGGCACCGGGGTACTCGTACTCCGGCCCCGCCAAGTCGTCAACGAGCTCCTGGTCGTTCGCCGGCAGGCACGCACCCGCCAACCACTCGCGCATGTCGGCCCACATCTCCGTGCGCTTATTGTACCAGCGCGGGTCATTTGGCTTCCCGCCAAACCACACTTCGTTGACCTTGTAGCCCCGGCCACGCAGCACGTCGATAACCCCGGCGCCGTTGCCGGCGTCAATGTTCACCGCGTCCGGGTTGGCCTTGTCGATCCACCCCGAAATGAGATCGGCCACTTGGAGCGTGTCGAGCTTGCGCACCTTGATCTTCGGAAACGTGCGCGCGTCGCGGCCTTGCCGAAAGCGCAGCACAGTCGAGTCCTCGCCGAAGCGCGCGACGTCGACGCCCAGAATAAGCGGCGCCCAATTGTCCGGCGGATCCGGCAGCGCACGAGCAGCGGCATCCTCGATCATCCCGCGAGAGATGAACTGCTTGTCGCCCGACTTCGGGAACTGGCCCCGCACCTCGATGCGAGCTTCGTCCGAGTCCTCGCCGTATTGGGCGATGATCCCATTCAGCACCGCGAGATCGGCGCCCTCAACCGTGCGCGCGTCGATCTGATTGCGGCGGTTCCACTGCGCCCGGTGCTTGTGGAAGCACTCAAAAAAGTTGCCGGTGTTGGCGCGGCCGTTCGATGCCGTCAGCCAGTAGCGGTGCAGCACGGGCTCAGTGAAGAATCCCTCCGTCACCGTCCAGATTGGGGGCGGGATGCCGCTCGCTTCGTCGAACTGAACCATGACCCCGTGAGGATTATGAACGCCAGCAAAGCCGTCCGGGTTCTCTTCCGACCAAAGTTGGGCCTGTGCATAGTAATACCCCGTGTCGATCTTGAGCTGTTTTTGCACGGCTTCGGCGAACCAGGGGGAGGGCTTGTACGACAACGCCTGCCGATCGAACCAGTGCCCGTTGATGGCGAGCGTGTGCCACTTGCCGAGCTCGGCCCACGTGCGGGTCTTCAGCTGCGTTTCGTTGTTGGCGGTGACGATGACGGTCGAACCGATGTTGCAGCTCATCATCCAGTGCGTCAGCCACGCGAGCTTGGTCGACTTGCCAGGGCCGCGACCCGAAACGGTGGCCTCCTTGTAAACCTTCGGCGGGAGACCCTTGGCGAGCAGCACCTTATTCTCCGCGATCCACGCTGTCATCGCCTCGAGGTCGGCGATTTGCCACTTCTTCGGGCCTTTGTAGTTTTCGAGCGGGGTGCCTTTCTTGCCCCACGGGTAAACGAAGCGGACGAAATTGACCAGGTTCTCGGAAATCTGTGGATCCCAAATCTCCGTCATCAACAGCTTTTCGTCTTTCGGGCTGTACGGGGAGGCGGCCATCAGTCGTAGTCGACCGCGTCTTCGTGGGGATAGGAGTCGAGACCGAACATGCTGTCGAGGTGATCGTCGTCCTCGGGCGGCTCGTCGGGTGTGACTTCCAGCACATCCTCCCGGCAGGTCGGACACTCCGCGCGCTCATCGTCCGAATCGGCCACGAACCAGTGGTCGCACACGTCGCAGAAAAATTTACCCTTCATGTCGCGTACTCCCGTTGCCTTTGGGCCGCCGATTTGGCGGCTGTGCCGGTGTCGAACCAACAAACGCAGCAGTATGTTTGGCCGTTGAAGCTGTACCAGCCGCGAGACTTCGTCCCGTCATCCAGCGTGCAGCCGCGCCCGCCGTCATCGGGGAAGCGGCCTATGGGGTCGTGGCAGTGGCAGCACGTCATCACGGGTCCGATTTCTCAAAATTAATTTCGAAAAATTTTCAAAAATTAAATCTGGCGCTCGTAGGGGTCTCCCTGACTTTGAAGGGTCGCGCGAACTTTGGCCCCTCCCCCACCCCACCCCCGGTCTTTTGTCACTCAAGGGCGAAGATATCAGGCTCGCCGGGCGCTGCAGGTGATTCAGTATCACTCGCTCTACCCTTACTTACTTCTTTTACTTCAACCACTTCGGCGTCTATGGATTGCGACTGGTCGCACACTGGCCGCAACCGTGAGCGCGCGTCAGCCAATGCGCCGGCAACATCTGCCGTGTGCTGTACCGTGAGATCGAGCTTGTCGCCATAGCGAGCTCGGTTGCGTTTGCTTGCGCGCCATTTGCGCGCCTCCATCATGTTTCTTACGGCCTTCGGGTCTTTGGTCTCGTCGTCAGCAATCGTTTTGATTTCATCGACTTCGACTTCGGCCTGCACTTCCTGTGCACGCGCGTACATCGCGGCCGTTGTCGGGTCACGCTGAATCGCATCGTAAAGAGTAGTTGGCTTTAGATTCAAAGACTTAGCAACCGCGACCAGTGTGCCGCCGGCAGCGATCGACTCGATCGCGGTCTCAATGTGCGCCGCGGTAACTAGTAACTCTTTAGCCATGCTGTCATTTTAGCATCGTGCTGCCTTTCCGACAAACGGTACTTGCTGCCGTTTCGGCAGCGCCCTATATTCGGCACGTAGCAACCAAAAACCTTGGAGGGTAAAAACGATGCAAGCGACAAAGACCGGGCACATCGTGGGCAAGACATACCGCAGCGCCTATTGGCGCGAGACGTACACCGTGCGCGCGGTTCGCCCGGATCGCGTGTTTGGCGAAATGGTAACGGTCTATTGGCACGATCAGCGCCGTGAAACGACGCACTGTACCCCGCGCGGCAATGACAGGGAGGTTACCTAAGTGCGCTACTTAATCACGCTTCTATTCAGCAGCGGTCACCGTACCGAGCACTACAGCGACTCGGTGAACGTCGACTACTACTTCACCTGGTACCCGTCGCTGGCATCCGTGACGGTTGAGGAAGTCTAGCTGCCCCGGCGCGCCCGATGCGTCTGCGAATAGCGGGCGCATAGGGGGCACAAGGCCCTAACTTGGAGAATCGAACATGAACGCTGAACGCAAAATGCTAGAAGCTATTCTCATGGACCTCGACAACATGGGCGTTGGCTCAGACGACGCCATAGACGGAGGAGACGCAGTGGAGTACTTAAACGCCCTCAGAGATGACCTGCTGGCGTTTTTGGAGGTGCAATCATGAGCGAACCAAAACACACGCCCGGACCGTGGCACGTTAGTGATTATCTGGCCGCCGACATGTCGCATCGCGCCGCATGCGTGCGCGACGCGGCCGGCTGGTCGGTTGCATACTTGCCCGGCCCGGTCAGCGGGAAAGCCGACGCCCGCCGTATTGTGGCGTGCGTCAATGCGTGCGAGGGGGTTGACACTGACGCCCTGCCAGAGATTCCGGGCGGCGTTGCTGGACTGCTAACGGTTACGCAGTCCCTAAAACAGCAACGCGACGAACTGCGCGCAGCGTTGATAAAACTGGTTGACGTATTCCCCGAAGTCGTGAAGCAAACGCCGTACGGCGTGCCGATGCCTGTATCGCAGATACACGACGAAGCGCGCGCCGCACTCGCCCGTTGCCAGTAAAGCCCGACAGTGCGAGCCTATACGGGCGCACTGTTTGGCCGCGATTGGCGGCGACTTGGAGGATTAGGAACATGAAAGCAATTAAGACAACGTATCACGGGCCGACCAATACGCGCGGGTCACGCATAACAGCTAGTGATGAGGATGGTAATCGTATAACCATCCCCTACCCGCACGAACTCAGCGGCATGGACTGTCACGCAAAGGCGGCGGTTGAACTGTGCCGCAAGATGGGATGGAAAGGCGTGCTGCACGGTGGCGGTCTGAAAGACTGCTACGTGTTCGTGTTCGCGCCACGTAAGCCGGACAACTACGGCGCCTACCCCATACCACCGCGGTAAGCTAGCCCCGCCTCCCTGCGCCTGCTCACGCGGACGCAGTGGGATAGGGACTACCTATCACCCGCGCCTCGGGGTATCTGGGGCAGGACAAGACCATGACTAATATCGCCATCCCCGAGTATCTCCGCGAGCAGCTCCCGAGCGGCACCGATCTGAGCGAGTGCGAGGTCACCCGCCTGCGCGATCTGCGCGGCGCCCACCACGTGGAGCACCGAGACGGCCGCTATCTCGACATCGACGACGACGCGATCGTCGTCGTGCTGCCCGGATGGACTGCGGATGACGGCAACGCCGAGGTCGAGTTCGCCGCCGCCGATTCCGGCGAGGAGGCCGCGCAGGAGTACGTGGACGAGGGCGACTGGGGCGATCGCAGCAAGACGGCGTGGATTGATGTCAGCGCCTGGCGTCGCGCCTATGCCCTGGTGCAGATCGACGATGACGACGAGGAGGTCGTCGAGCTGATGGTGGATCATGAGCGGCATATCATTACCATCGAGGCCGAGGAGCCGGAGTGTGTTGGTGACCACGAGCACGATTGGCGCTCGCCTTATCGTATCCTCGGCGGCCTCCAGGAGAATCCCGGCGTCTGGGGCCACGGCGGCGGCGTCATCATCCGCGAGGTGTGCGCGCACTGCGGGCGCTATCGCGTCACCGATACGTGGGCGCAGAATCCGTCCAGCGGCCAGCAGGGCCTGCAGTCCGTCTCCTACGAGGACGCCGACGACGACTCGCGCGAGTGGATCGCGCAGCGCCTGCTGGCCCACGCCGAGGAGATCATGGACGGATGCGACGCCGTCGAGTCCTACGAGCGCGACGGAGAACCACAATGAAACTCGCAAAAACCCTAATACGCGCCGGTTTTTCACCGGCCGAGGCGACCCGGCTCGAAATAGAGCAGCGCAAAATAGTGAGCCTTGATCGCGCCGGATTATTGCGGCCGGCAAACTCGCAGACCGCGGCCATGCTCGTCGACGGGTGGGCCCCGGATGAAATATTGGCCTTGCGCCGCGAATACGCCTCGGACAAGCGCCTGGACCACGGGGCGTATACCGACATGTCCGACGCGGAGCGCGACGCGCACGACAATAGGTAGCTAGTCACCCGCGCCTCGGGGTATCTGGGGCGGAGATAGCAAACATGAGACCAATAGACTCAGCCTATGACCGACACATCGCCGAGCAGCGCACCACCAACCCGAGTCGAGTAACACATAATGTCGGCGAGGAATAGCCCCGCCTCCTTTGCCCCTCGCCACGCTCGGGAGGGGTAAACGGGGCTAAGACTGGCCGACAACCTTGGAGGGAATGAGTATGAGCAAGCTGCACTACACAACCGGCGCGGCAGAAATGCTGCGCTCTATTCTGACTGACCTGGAAAACATGGGCGTAGGGTCAGACGACGCGATCGACGGCGGCGATGCCGTCGAATACCTAAACGCACTACGCGACGACTTAAAAACGTTCTTGCGCGAATAAACCTAACAACCGAACAAGCCGGCCGGCTATATGCCGGGTGCGACTCCAAGCGCATGCGCCTGCGGGTGCCCGGCTCCTTATAAGGGTAGCTATACGCAGGATCTTGGGAGCCTGCGTATAGCGCAGCGGCTATATGGCCGTTTCAACCCGATCAACGGTCGTTGACAACAGCGCAACGTATTGAGTTAAATGCGCGCGGTACTTTTGCTAAAAGGACATCGAGGGGCTATATAATGGAGCACACCACAACCAGTATCGCGAGCATCGTGCCTAAAATAAGAGAAATCCCTAAGGGAGTTAACACGCGTTACTTTAAGCATCTGTTGCAGGATCGAAAAATAAGTCAGGCCAAGTTGGCGCAGCTCATGTCCGTTCATCCGTCCGATATCTCGCGCGGTTTCGCGGGTAAGCGGCGGTTCACGGCCAAAGAAACCACACAGCTTGCGCGTATACTAGAAGTGCCGCTGGACGAAGTTCTGACGAATCTGGCGCTTAACGTTCCGCAGATGCGAAACCAAGGAGGAGCCGTGTCCGTTGTTGGAGAAATCACAACCCTAGGAGAGGTGCGCTTTGGCCAACCGCAGGGCCCGCGCACAGTGCCCGTACCGCCGCGGGAATCGGTGGTCGGGTTGCAAGCGTTGCGGTATTCGGGAGAGGGACCGCTAAACGGCGCGCACCTATATTACCG